CCTAGCATACGGCTTATTAATACGCTTAACCTTACGAGCAGTTGCTTGGGCATCTGCCACAGTGGCAAATTTAATAGGGACTGTATCTTTGGGGTTTTCATCTGTATAAAGTCTCCTTCCTGATCCTTTTGGTTTTTTTCCTGTTCCTGTTTTAGGGTCTTTTGTCATTTCTTTTTCTTCTTCTGTCCGTTTCTTGCTCTGTTCTTTGATGGGCTTTCTAACCTTGTGCCATCTTTGTTTGAACCGCCTTTGCTTAACATCTTATTGTGTGATACGTCTTTACCTTTACGACTGATGCCCTTTTTGTCGTACTTACGTCTAGCACGTTGACGTTCCATTCTATCCTCATGTTCCCCACGTTTTTTCTGTAGTTCATATTCTCTTTTGTAGGGTCTAGGTGATTTAGTATATACCATTAGTTGCTCCCATTATATACGCACTCTATAACTGCACAGTGCCTACGGCACAACCCACTAGGTCGTGCGTTCCATGTGTCATTATCATATGCGACTTGCATACGATTGAAATTAGCCAACCACTTATCCCATAGGTCTGCCAACATATCTATCGTGTACTTTGCTTTTATAAATTTTTTGGCAATCACGAACATCAAAGCCGCGTTGACTTGTTCTACCGCAGGAAAATGTTTAAATGTAGCCATAGCCATAAGCTCCAGTTGTCCTTTGTCCGCGTATTCCGCATTACGTCCAGTCTTATAGTCTACCACCCATGCTTTCGTGTCGTCAACTATTACCAAATCTGCTATACCACGCCACCATACATTCTTGTCTTTAAACCCACAAGGCTCAAGGTCTGCGGTCAACCCCATACGCATCTCTGTAAACTTGTTACCCTGTCTACGTTCAAGTGCTTCTAGGGGGCCTTTGAGAAAAGAAAACTTATCTGGTATTGGTGTGCCATCACTTATAAAGTCTTCTGCTACAGCATGTAGTTCTGTGCCGTAACGCATCGCCTCTGTGTGTGGCTCTTTATAATCTTTAGCTATCTTCATATGATAGAACTGCTTGGGGCATTGCTCAAACGCCTTCATTCTACTGTATGACCACGGTGCTACACTCAATCACATTCTCCATAAGATTTGCCTGTTCCCGATTCGCAATCTATCGGTAGACCATCCGCCCATTCTGGTGGTCTTCGCATACATTCTTCGATGTATTCTTGTGCCTCGTCCACCTCTTCGTCTTTGACACAACATGCTATGCTGTCATGCACTGTCAAGACAACTCTATACCTCTTTGCTATTTGTAGCATTTGTTCACCGATAATGCAACGTGCTATGGCTTGACATACGTTCTCTATTATTTTACCACCGTATATTCGTACACGACCTCGCCTTGTCTTATAGTCAAACTCTACCCCTCTGTCTGTAGTGGTAAACTGTAAATCATCGTAACGTAGATACAGTCCAGAGGGCAGAAGTATCTTACCATCTTCCACAAATAAAACACCGTACAACCCAAAAGAGTTACCATCTTTCAGGAAAGCTTGGGCATCACGCCATAACTTGTTAATCTTGTGATTCGTCTCTCTGTATATTTTTATTACACGTCGTGCTTCATGTAGCTCCATATCAAAACCAAATGTCTTTAGTTGGTCTTGGAACTTCTGCGCCCCCATACCATACCCTGCACCTAGTATTGTAGTCTTACCAACAAATCTCTGGTCTTTGGTAACGTCGCTCTCTGCTACACCGTATATGCGCGATGCCATCTTCTTATATACATCTTCACCCTTGGCAAACGCTTGGGTCAAGTCATCTTGTTCAGCAAGCCATGCCAATACTCTTGCCTCTATCTGTGCAGAATCCGCATCTATTATAGAGTATCCTTGTGGTGCAATTATGCCACGCTTTAGCATGTTTGCATTTGTACCACGACTCGGTAAATTCTGTAAATTTATCTTATCATCACCACCCCAACGTCCTGTGTGAGCCGCGTAATATCTAACAGGTACAGGTAAAACGCCACGCTTCGCTATGTCGATGAACCTTTGTGTCCTAGTTTCTTCTAGTGTGCTTTTATTACCCAACCTGGCCGCAACAAGTGACTGGACCCTCTCGTCCTGATGTGTTAACAGGAGTTTGAAACCCTCATCTGATTTAGCAAAAGCCCATGTCTCCTTGCCCGTGGTAGGGCTTAACTTCTTAGGAGGTGATACGTTGTATGCAGCGAGCAGCCGCGCGAACTTGTCGTTACTCATCAAATCTTCTTTTGACGCACGAGCGTCCATAAGCAACTCTTCCTTACGTTGACGTGTGTTACCAAGGTGATCTTCTAGCAAGTCCAGATCCAAATCCAAGACAGGCTCCACAAACATACGTAATGACAGATCAATCAGTTTAAGTTCTTTCTTTGGAAATCCTTTCGCCATGATCGTAAACACGTCGTATGTCAAGTCCACGTCATTGACAGCATAATCGCCCAAGCGTTCTAGTTCTTCATCAGTAAAATCTTGTCTGTGTTTGTCAAGGGTGTTCTGTATTTCATCGCCCTTCTTACCCACGCCATACCTTTCGGACAACGCTTTCAATGATGCGCTTTCTTCAACTCCGTTGACAGCTCTCGCTATACAGACTGTATCAGTATAAGCACGAGGTTTAATATCAAATATCCAAGAGAGGATAGCACCATCAAACATAGTATTATGAGCCAATACCATCGCGTTATCCCAGTTGAAAGTCTGTAAGAACGTCTTAAGTTGTTCCTGTGTGCCACTTGCCCACTCCGTTTCTCCATTGTTAACCTTTATAGCGACCCCAAGCACTTCAAACCTAGGGTCGCGTACGTATTCTTCTGTCGTCAGTTTTTTTAAAGAATACTCTTTGTTGTAATATGTTTCAAAATCAAGAGTGATTAAGTCCACTATTCTTCTCCTTCATAGCACACTCATATTCGATACCGACGTACGCCATGTTATCTACATAGTGATCTTTTTTCAACGGACTCGTCTGCCTTCTGGCTAACTTCGTCGCTTGATGCACCAGAGTTATGTCTCTTGCTGTAAGACGTTGTCCTGTGATAGCGTTATAGATGCGGGCAATATGCTCGTGGTTGTCCACAGCATCACCATAATCTTTATTACGAGCCGTGGCTGTGAGGCTCGATGCTTCACCAAGTAGCTGACAGCGGACAGGTGGTTTGGACTCTGCTATGATAACTTCTTTTGGTGTACCTGACTGGTTGATTATCTTTAGGGCATAGCCGTACGATACCTTACACGCCTTCGCTACCTCTTTGGGCGTTGCAAGCCTATTCTTGAGTAGATACTTCCATACTCTTTCTTTCTTAGCACTTTTACGCATTTTATTTTCTCCTCTTCTCTTATTTGCTTGATTAAAAAATCTCTATGTAACTTGGCATTCTCACGTGCCTTTTGTAGTCTCACTTCTTTTTACCCTTATTGTTAAATTGGTCAGGCTGAATGAGACCCTTCGCAATGTCACGTCTTATCATCTCTTTATACTTCTTGACTACCTCTGGTTTGAAGTGACGCACTTGTCTTATTTTATCGTCTCTTGGTATGGGTTTTAATTTAAATCTATCATCTGTCATTTCATAAACTCTGGTTTTGGTAATGGTATTCTAACTTCCTTTATGAAGTTGTCTACCTCTACGCAGTTTGCTTTTCCGATTATTGGGTCACGCACTTGGTATAAACTCTGTGCTACATACATGCACGTTTCGTGATCGTGGAAGTGAACCCTACCCATTTTTATGTGATGATCTGTAATATCTGGAACTAATAATAGATGCAATACAAAGTAAGTTGTTTTCATGTCTCTCTCTTTCTCTTTAGTTGCCCCCCTTCTGTGAGGGGGGTCTAAGTTTTTACATGCACTACCATGATGAAGTTACAGGGAAGGATATATGATAAACCTGCCTTCATTGCAGTGGATTTCGATTATTATGCTTACATGTGTGTCCTCAACGCTCTCACTGCTTACGTCCTACCAAGACAAAAATAATAAAAAACTTGGTAGATTATTCGTACTGAACTGGGAAGTCCATTTCTTGTGTTCCTTTTAGTATGTTTTCTATATCCATCATATTGTTTTCGTTAACCACACAGGCGATGCCCCCTGCTACACTTATGTCTGTTAAGTTCTTATCCTGTAATGCTGTAGGCTTGTTCTTTCCTGACTTACATTCAAACGCAAAAAAGTTACCTCTAAAACACCCCACTATGTCAGGCACTCCGCTACGCCCATACCCACCTGTCACAGGGTAGAAGTAGTATGCTCCTAATTCCTTAAGTTGTTCGGTTACTTTCTTTTTTACCTTTGCCTCTGGGGTCATTACCATCATCGTATCATATCCTTGTCAAAACTGGTTTCGTAGAAACTGGCATTTTTTTGCAGAGGTGGATCTCTCCACCCCCACGTTTTTAACTTAGTCAGCGACTAAGTCCTCCCTAACATATATGAAAAACTCATAGTCGCTTGTTCTATAACCTACCCCAGACTTGTAGTCCAGTTTGGGTTCAAGCATCATCAGCACGGCTAACTTTCCTCGAACCCATTTTGGCAGATCGTCTACACAGTCATACCACTCTTTTAATTTGTTGTCAACACAACAAATACCTAAACATGACACATGAACTCTTTTTGTGTCAGCGTCTACCTTTATATGGTATAACGTGTTATCCTCTACATTATAGTGCGACATAGAACATATTGTCTCCAGCTTTGTAGCCCACATCGTCCACAAAACCTTCACCCTCTAACATGTTAAGAGAAACAAGCTTACTCTTAATATCCCCAGGAAGAGTATCGGAAGTGTACTCGTTGACAGATAATGAATCCCAGTCAAAGTTGTAATACATCTTACGTATACCCTCATCGCTAAGATCAATAACCTTGAATACTTCTTCGCCATGTTTCACAAAAGCGTACACAAACATAGCATTGAGTTTCTTCTCTTGGTCTCTCTTCATCTCCTTGTTCTTCTCTAGTAGATCGAGGACCTTCTCATGTATGTCTGCGTCTAAGAAGTTATGACCCATGTCAATAAGGTGGGACAGTTCAGGGATAAGTTTGTCGCCTTGCAAACCAACAGCCTCTCTTGCTTTGTTATGTGCATTCACGTACTTACTTCGCTCCGTGCTGAACCCATTACGTATGTGCTTGTACCCAATCTTTGCAAGATCGCCAAAGTTTCTAGGACGTAAGAACGCCTTGGCATATTTAAGCGCAGACTCTTTGTTCACAGACATACGCATACTTCTCTGAACCGAATATGTTGCGTACTTGTTGTTCACAATGTGAGGTGAGCAAACCACGAAATGATTCTCATGACGTTGTGCGTTATCCCTTGGGTCATCGTAGAAGATGTACCCTAACACGTAAGGTTGTCCGTCCATATAGACAAACTTTAACTTCTTACTAACGTCGAATGGGTGACACCTCTCAGCCGTGCCAAACTTCACGCCACGTAAAGAGTTCTGTACATCAAACGCAAAGTTGTCGATTGCGCTATAGTCTGTATACGTACCCTCTACTCTCGGTTGCCAAGGGTCAAGTTGACTGACCCTTATATCAAGATATTCTCTTCGCATTACTTCTCTCCTTCTTCGTTAAACATTTCTCTTCTCCACTTTTTAATTTTCTTTTGTAGTTCGATGGCAAGTTTATATCTTTCGTTGTCGATTTCTGGACCACCTCCGTCTTCCAAACCTAGCCATATGGTCTGGTTATTACTGTCTTCGTCCACAATCTTTGCCAACTTCTTCTCTACTTTCTTCAACAGTTTCAAACTGTCTTGTAAGTAGTTACCACTCCATTTAGTCATTACTCCCTCCATAATTCATATAATCAATAAACCATTGCATAAACGAATCGCAGTTGAGGTTAGTCGATACACAACCACACCTAAACTGGTCAGGTAGAAACCTAAACTCATATTGCCACTCCATACCCTTGGGGCGATAGAAATACAAGTCACCTGCACCATAATCGTGATGGCTTATTTCATTTATTCTTCTGTTTATTGTTCTGTGCAACCAGTTAACGTGAGCATAGAAAGAACCATTTGGTAATGGGTCATCTATATCATCTCTACCCCTTGAGTACTTGGGTTCATAGGATAGGATACGCATCTGTAACATTTGCACGTCCTCTTCACTAAACTTCTTGTTAGTCATTTATCTTCTCCTCTTCTATTTTCTCTTCTTCGACGTTAAAGTTAAGACCAAGAGTACGATTGACGAACCTATTCCAACTCGCACGTACCTTGGTAGCATCTTCTTGAGATGTTACTGTGCGATTGCCGTGATAGTCATACAGGTTACTGTCCACCAACCACTCCATAGCAAGGTGCAGTCGCATCTCATGTTCCTCGTCACGTAACATGTTTATCTTATCTTCGACTGCATCTGGATTACCACGATTGTACCAAGCGTAATTTATACCTTTGCCGTTGAAGTATTCCTCAAACTCCCTCTGCATCTTGTAGCGATATTGGTAATCACTCAAAGGTAACATAGGGTATGTAGTTATGACCCACTTGTAGAACTTATCGGTAAGAGGTTTGACAGCCTCTTTGATCTGCTTGTTCACTCTGGTCATAGCATGTTTGAATGTGTACCTCGTACCGACTTGTTCCCAGACGATTGGGTGTTGTAATTCGATACGCTCGACGTTATCAGAACGTAATCTTCTGAACGTGATAGGTTTCTGCATGTCTTTCGGTGCAAAACATCTATCCCCACCTGCTATACCCACGTACTGCCTACCAGTCGACCCATCGACAAAGAACACAAGGTCAACAGGACATAAGTTCTCAAGCATAGTGTACCCACTCACTCGACCATTATTCCAGAACGTGATTTGTTCGTAGTACCCATCTATATTCTCCCATCGGATAAGTGGTGTATTGTCATGGTAGTAGTCTGTTACTGTCAGCTCATAACAACTGTCAGACACTTTGACTATTCGCTCCCACTTACGTCTGCGATCACCAACTGGACGTATGTCATCGCCCTTGGTATGGTTCTTACTGATGACAGGTTTAACGTCGTTGTATCTTGCCTCTGCCTCTGCAAAAGAGTTGATACGTTCCTTATCAGCGTTAGTTCTATAAAATCCCATAATATATCCTTTCATTGTTTGACTTAGTCAGCGACTAAGTGTTTAGAGATTTTCGGACTTGACGTGTAACGTCTTGCCCACTTTTGAATGAGTATCCTTGTTGTCCAAGATCACCCATAATGTAGGACAATTCCATTGCCCCCATGACCCACCCAAGTAACCATCTGTTAGTATGATAGTTGCTTGTGGCTTGATGCCATGTTCTGCCATGTATGCCGTGACACACTCGACCTCTGTACCACCACCACCTTTCGGCTTTGTAGATTGTGGTAACATGTCAAGCTCATGTAACTCATACTTCTCGTCACGACATACTTCTGTATCCCAGTAAAGCACACGCACCTTGCTAGGTTTTACTGTGTCACAGATACCTTTGACTTCAGACAAGAACGTGGTCAACTCTGGTTGATTGATAGACGCAGACGTGTCGATAGCCAAAACCAGTTCTTCGACCCTCTCCGTTACACCACTAGGCATTATCAAGTCTAGGTGTAGGTATCTGCGATTTGGTTTCTTGTACGTTGAGTAGTCAGCACCTGCACATGTATCTGTGATAAAGTCACGTAGCACTTCGCGCCAGTCTACTTGTGGCTGAAGAAGTTTATCTAGTGTTCTGTTACCACCAGACCCAGTTTTCCCTGCAAGCAAAGCACCTTGACGTATTGCGTCATCAACGTCTTTGGCAAGTTCTTTCTGTTCTGCATCAGACATACCTTGGGCATCTTCCCACTCATGAGTGTCAAATGGTTCACCACCACCTTGACCATCAGTAGGCGTACCTCGACCCCCACCACCTTCTTGTTCGTCACGTAAGATGTTGAAGATCTCGACCACACTAAGGTCTTTGAACCTATCGTCATAACAACCCATGCTGAGTTCGCCAGTCATAGTAGCGAACTTATCTTTGTTCTCCTCGACTAGCGTGTAGTTTATCCAGAAGTCACACGCCTTGTTCGCAAGCGTAGGATCTGCCTTGTATAGATGATAGTAGACATGAAGATGTCGTGCTAACTTGTGATAGTTCTCGTGCAACACCAAGAACCTTAGTTCGGCATCGTTCAAACTTTCACAGAACGCTCGTCCATACTTCTCGTCACGCCCATTGGTGCAAGCAGTAGGAATGTCATCGCTGACACTCCTATCGCCAATAGTTAGCAAGCCTGCCAAAGCCGTGTATCTTCCATTCATCATAATATCTGATACTGCTTTTTGTAGGCGTTGCTCCACAGTCAACGCACTTTTGATTAATATATTCATCTCTCCTCCTATTATGTTATATCTGCTTGATACAGATGTTGGTTCTTCTCTGCCCACTCTGTGAACTTCTTGTTAGTCATGAGCAACGATTGATGTTGATAGTTCTTGGCACGTACACCATTCACAAACAACGCTTGCTCCTCGACACCAAGCCGTACAAGATACTCCATGAATGGCGTGGCAAAGTCACGTGTCATAGACGCAAGTGAACGTAAGACAACCATAACCTTTGCACTTGTATTGCTAGGTAGCTTTGCTGTTTGTGGTGAGTCCTTAATATCATCACGGCTCGGCATGTCATCAATCAGCTTGACGTATGCCATCAAGTCCAACGCACCACGTTCGCCTATCGCGCCCATCAATGCTGATGTTAAGGCGTTATCGCCAATCTGGTCACGTACCCACACAAGATCACTAGCTGTTTCCAATGAACGTGGCGTAATGAACGCTGAACGCTGTTGGTTAGGGTGAAATATCCAAGGGTTATCGTCTGGATTCTTCACGTCCTCGAATGAGTGAAACCATTGTGGATTATCTTTCGCACAACCAAGCACAGAAGAATGTATGCCATTGTTCACGCCCCACAATAACCACTCTTTGTTAGTGGTCTTACGGACTGGAACAACGATCATTCTGTTACGCTGATGCGCCTCAAGTATGTCACCAACACCCTCTGAGCCTTTGTTCGTCGTGGCAAAGATTATGCTATCTGGGTGTAACTTGTAAGTACCTAGCGTACGCTCTAGTGTAAGTCTAGTCGTACCCATCTTCACAGATCTGTTCGCCTTACCATACTCGTCAAGCATCATGATGATCGGTCTGTCTTTGATATGTAGACCAAACTCTTCGTTAGGTATGAATGACACGCAACCCTTGTCATCTTCTACCATGATGAACTTCGGCATCATTAGATCACCGATATCTTTGGTAGTCAGATCGACGTAGCACTTGACGTGATTAGGTAGTGCGTTACCCAACATGTGTAACACCGACGATTTGCCGTTACCCATATCGCCTTGTAACAAGACAGTACGCTTTGTACCAATAGCTAGAATTAGATCTTTACACTCTTCTAGTCCGAGTGAGTATATTGCTTTCGCTGTATTTTGCATAATATATCCTTTCTTTATTTATGCGTTGCACTTAGTCATTGACTAAGTATTTACCAACCAAGTGACTTGATTGAACTGATTACATCATCAACACTCTTCTTTGTGTTGCGACGTAGTACACCATCTGCACGTAGTGCGTCTGGTGATATTCCCTGGAACGTATCTGACAACTCACGTGACAACTCCTTAAGACGATCATCTTGATCTGCTAGTGGAATAAGCAAGTCATCTATCAAGTCAGTCACGTTTGAAACCAGCGTGTCGTTGAACTTTCGCTTGTCCTCGTGGTCTTGATAGTCAAGCCGATACGACGCATTGGTCAGATAGTCCTTTAGTTTCTCCATCATACTACCGACGGCATCACCGAACACACTCTTGTAATGCTTGTCGTATTCTTCTCGTAACACGTCAGCCTGCTCTTTCTCAATGTCCAGTCTGAAGTCGCCACCAGTAGGAAGTGGTAAGAAGTTAAGACCCCATGAGAACTTGCCCTTTACAATATCCAAGGGTGGATAGTTGTCTGGGTGGTACAGATCGCCAAGCGTTGTCTGTGCTTGCACGACTGCGTCCTCGTACGCAACGTAGAACTTCTCCAATAGCTTGAAGAACTCTTGCTCCAATCCAGACATCTGTTGCTTGTACTTGAAGAACGTCTTTGTTGGTAACAAGTCAATACCTCTCGACCACGGCAAAGTCATCGCGTAGTGTACGTTGCGTGTGTTACCCACAAACTTCTTAACAGCGTCTAGTTCCTTGCAGTCACCTAGTAACTGCTTATGGACATTAGCCACGTTGGGGTCAGCTTTCGCTCGCTCTGCCACCTCAAGAGATGCTCGCTTGTCTAGCTTTCTGAACGTAGCCATAGACACTTGGAACTTCACAAGCATAGATGAAGAACTTAGTGTGGGTGCGTCTGGTACGAATCCAGTTATGTTTTCTTGTATATTATTTTCCATTATCTTTCTCCTTAACTAAAGATTGCCCAAAGTAGTATGCCAAAACCTAGCACACCGATTAGTAGAGCCATAAGGCTCACGAACTCAGCGAACATCGCCAAGAACGTATTCTCGATATCGTCGATTGATTTACCTTTCAGACGCATACCGAAAAATCTGTCTGACCTCTTACTCTCTTCGTCTAGGTCTGGTAGACCGATTGATTGCCGTAGCTGTGCATTTATGTGCATGTCCTCTGCTACGTTGTAACGCTCTAACTCAGCTTTCGCTTTAGCGTGTAACTTCTCATGCTCTGCGATAGCTTTCACAACTTCAGCCTTACCCTCGCCCATGTTACCTTCTAGTAACTCTCCATTGTCGAACTGGATAATCCTATCGTCTTGCTCGACTTGCTTGCGCCAGTCCTCTGTTGGCGTGGCGTTATCCAAATGCTTTCGCAGTTCTTCCTGCCATATTGTTGATTTCTTATCTGTCATATCTTTCTCTCTTTCTTCATTGGGATTGAAACAAGGTCGATGAAAAGGTTTGGGTAAATCTGTCGTTCTTTTGTTTTACCTGTCCTCTTGTCGGTATCGACTATGATGTAATAGTAGTCACGATGGTTCTTCGGCAACGTGCATTTCTTTAGTTTTTTATCACCCATATTTTTCTCCTTGGTTGACTTAGTCATGGACTAAGTGGGTTGATGTTTACTGTTGATGCCCTTGAGGTCATCACGATTAGTCACAAGAATGTAGTTGCTCTTGTGTACGGGGACGACAGTACGTGTGACACTTCGTGCTAACGTGTCACCACATGATAAACAAAAGTTGTAACCTAGTTCGTATCGTCGAATGTCCAACTCGTTGTCACAATCTCTGTTTGCACATGGTACTGTGGTCTTTCCGTTCGGCTGACTTAGTCGGTGACTAAGTGTGTTATTATCTTCTTTCATCACATATCCTTTTGTTAACTAGAGTTTCTGGACCTATTGCGCCCATTAGACACATTATACCATACTAGGCTAAGATGTCAAGAGCTACTATACGATTGTCTATTCTCCCAAACTTTTATCTTTTCCGTTGAATAACGCTTAATAATGATATCTGGTGTAATGTACTGTAATGTACTGTAATGTTCTGTTGGTTGTATTCGTAAGCCATTGATTTTGTTGGAATGTTCTAATGTTCGTATTTTTAGGGGATTGAGGGTGGTGCTGATGCGAGGGATATAAAAGCGAACATTACATACGCAAAAGGTGGTCGGTCAAATGTTGTCGCTCAATATTTTAAAAAACGAACATTATATATATATAGTATAAATAATATAACAAACTATCAATCATATGCCATCAGATGTTACCAGATACCATTAGATGTCACCAAAATATAATGTACGTTTTCATTAAAAAAAAAGCGAACATTGCAGAACATTACAAGGAAAAAACGAACATTACACTTAGTCATGGACTAAGTCTCTACGCGACCACAGAAACTGGTTTAAACACGAATGTCTATTATGCTCTAAGCGACTACGACCACTGGTATCAGAAACTGGGATCAAAATTTTGAGCCAAAAAAAAGCCACCCAGAAATTAATCTGAGTGGCTTTTGGATTTTACTTGTTAGCTTTAGCTAACTGAGCATTAACTTTAGCAGTAACACTCTTTTTATTAGCTTTAGCTTTTGGCTTGTCAGCAGTCTTATCTTTCTTAACTGCTCTCTCTAAAGCAGATAGGGCTTGTACTACTTCAAGTAAAGGAAACTTAACTTGCGTTCTATCTTTACCTTTTAGATCGGTAGAAATGCCATTGATCTTTTTCATGATCTTTTCAACTAATACTAAGTCTTGATCTCTTTCTTCGTTAGTATCTGCATTTTCAATTCTTTCTAATGCAGTCTTTAGTTTGCCAAGCTTACTTCCTGCTTGTGTCATGATATATTCAGCGGCTTGCTGTTCATTACCTTTTCTATTTGGAGTAATCACGATCTTACAATTAGGAGATTTATTTCTTTTCTCAGTAGGCTTATTGTAAGCTTTCACAATAGGATCACTCTTTTTATAAAGAGCTAGTACTGCGTCAGTCATGAATGACTTCAAAGTCTTGGTAACTTCTTCAGTAGCAGTAGAGCCGTCTTTAGTGTGACTAATGCAGTCAGTAGATCTAACACCTTCCTTGTGAAAATCCATAGCTGACTTTTTCTTTTCTGCATTAGCTTTCTTACTTTTGTCATCGTTACCAACAAAAGTTATCGCACTAGCTCTAAGCTTGTCTTTCTTATCCATCCAAGCATGGTTACTGATTGTTACTACTTTAGTTTCTTTTGATTTTGCCATTGTCTTATATCCTTTCAATAGCTGTGACTTAGTCAGTGACTAAGTCGGTTAAGTTAATATCAAGCAAGCTTATCTTGTCTTGATGAACTCAGTATAACAAATTAACAGGAACTGTCACAGATATGACCATACCCTACCCCTATACACCCCTTTTTATTCTTTGTGTCGTTTTGCTATATATTAATAAAATACACAAATAAATCACATTTCTCACAAGTTAGGTTGCCAGGGTTGCCAGCTAAAATCAAAAAACCTAGACTCCCAAGAGCCATCTCGATATATAGGAACACCCCCCTTTGGAGTCCCAAACATCTTGCGTAAAAAATTTTTTGTAGTATATAATCGAACCAAATGACTATTGTAGTAGAACCAGAGTTGAACGTACCCATGAAAAAGGGTAAGTCTTCGGTTGACCTAAAGACACGTGTAGAGGCAGCCGCGAACACAGCAAAGGAGTTGGGGGAACATGGTGTCGACCTCACACCAACCAAAGAAGACAAAGACACAGCCGCAAGATTATCCGTTGCTTACGCTGATGATCCTGAAGATGTGTCAAAACAAGTCACCGAAAAGAAAATGTCCACGCTAACACCCGCCTCTCTTGTCCTGACAGACAGTATCTTGAAGCAGTTTGGGCGTTCTGTGGTCGAAAGTTCGGTACAAATACGGCATTTGGTGACAAATAAGCTCATAGAAGAGACCGAAAACCCTGATCCGAGGGTCAGAATACGTGCTTTGGAGCTTTTAGGTAAGATTTCGGACGTAGGATTGTTCGCTGAGAAGTCTGAAGTGACCATAACACACCAATCTACGGACGACTTACGGGAAAGATTGCGTTCAAAGCTCACAAAATTGGTAAATCCAGTCGAAGATGCAGCTGTAATTGATGGTAAACCCATAGATGTGAACGAGGAACTAGGTTTAGACGAGGAAAAAGGTGAATAAACACGCTCTTGACTTCTCTGAGGACGAAATTCAGGTCATGTTAGACAATTTAGACCAATATACACCTGAAGAAGTGGCTGAAATAGACAGAATGGTCGATGAATTAGCCACACGACAGCATAATCAGGCAGCATATGACGATTTGATAGCATTTTGTAAGCACATGCAGCCCGATTACATAGTGGGGAAACATCATAGGATGCTCGCAACCATGCTTATGGACATAGAGCAGGGTCAGAAGGACAGAATCTGTGTAAATATTCCTCCCCGACACGGAAAGTCCCAGCTTGTTTCTATAATGTTCCCCGCTTGGTTTCTTGGACGCAACCCGAACAAGAAAGTTATGATGGTATCGCACACCACAGACTTAGCGGTGGACTTTGGACGTAAAGTGCGTAACTTAATTGCAACAGAATCCTATCAGGAGATATTTCCAACAGTGGCTCTGGCTGTGGATTCTAAGTCGGCAGGGCGTTGGAACACAAATTCAGGAGGTGAATATTATGCGTGTGGTATTGGTTCTTCTATTGCTGGGCGTGGTGCTGACCTCTTGCTCGTTGATGATCCCCATTCCGAGCAGGATGTTATAAACGGAAACTTTGAAGTCTTTGAGAAAGCGTATGACTGGTTCACATTCGGTGCGCGAACACGTCTAATGCCTGGAGGTCGGGTAGCTATTATACAAACACGATGGCACATGGACGACCTGACAGGGCGTGTGACTAAGGATATGGTGAACAACGACAAGTCTGACCAGTACGAGGTTGTAGAGTTTCCAGCTATCATGGACGTGGAGAACAAGAAGACGAAAGAGATTGTGCAGAAACCTCTCTGGCCTGAGTTCTTTGACATGGAAGCCCTGCTCAGAACGAAAGCATCTATGCCTGTGTTCCAATGGAACGCACAGTATCAGCAAGAACCGACAGCAGAAGAAGCCGCGTTGGTCAAACGTGAGTGGTGGCAGATGTGGAAGAAAGAAGACCCACCGATATGT